GATCTCGCGCGCCTTGGCGGCGAGCGCCGGCGTGACGCCCGCGAGCATGGCTTCGCCCGTTTCTGCGCGCAGCACGCGTCGCGCGAACCGCCTGTTCAACGTCGCGCAGCGCGTCACGTTCGGAGAAACGGCCCGGCAGACCGTTTTTTGCGATTTCTGCAAAGAAGCCGCATCCGCGATTGCGAATTCCAGCGCGGATTGCGCCTGCGCGGACGCGGCGAGCGTGACGAGCGCGAGCGACAACGCGCCCGCGAGAGCGTGTTTTGCTTTCATGGATGTTCCGAAATTTCGACCGCTAACCGGCGGCCGGGGCGGCTCAGGTCGCCTGGATCATCGTGCGGCTGCGCAGCGCGTAGCCCGTGCCGTCCGTGATGATCGAATCCACCGGCGCGGACGCGCCGCCATAGGGGTAGCAGAGGTATGGCGCGGTCGCCTGCGGCGCCGCCGTCTTGATCCTCAATTTGCCCGACACCCACTCGTAGGGCGTCGTCGGATCGAGCGAGAGCGGCGCGCCGGCCGGGTCGCTCGACGGCAAGAGGGCAATGCAGCCCGGCGCGGCCGGATGCGTGATCGAGCCGCTCGACGCCGTGATCGTGACATCGAATTGGTCGAGCGTGCCGACGACGCGTTTGAATCCGGTATTGCCGATCGTCGGGCCGAGCGGCTGCGAGAGACCGAGTTTGAGATTTCCGAAAATGTCCGCAAGCTGCTGCCAGATGATCATCTGGCCGCGCTCGTCATAGTGGACGCCATCGCCCGCCGCCTCGCGCAGCGAGGCCAGAACGCCATCGGCGCCCTGAATGATGTTGACGCCATCGCACATGCCGAGTTGGGCCTGGCGCAGCACGTTCAGCCCGACCGCGATGCCCTCGGAGCCCCATCGTCCGATCGGATTCCAGATCAGCTTGAGGCTCGGCAGAGCAGGCGTCGTGTTCGCGCGGATGTAGGCCAATATCGCAGAGACGGCCGCCGTCCAATTCGCCGCGGTAATGAACGAGTAACCAGGCGTGCCGTAGCGGATCGCCTCCGACTGCCCAACGTCAAACACGATGTAATTTGGCGCAGGCGCCCCGGACGCTATGACCGCGTTGATCGCATCGACAAGGTCCGTGGTACGCGCGCCGGGCGTCGATGTGTTCTGGTTCCACCATTCGTTGCCGGCGGTCGTCGCGCCGTAGAGAATGGTCGATCCCGAATAGGCCTGATTGACGAAGTAGAAATTCTTCTTGGCGTCGACCGAGATGATCCGCGCGTCGAACGACGCCGGGCCGTTGCCCATCATCGCCACCGCCATGTTCGACTGACCCGCGCCGATCAGCGTGTGGTCGATCCCGGTCGGACTTTCCGTCGTGTACACGGCGCTGCCTCGACTCGTCGTCGCCACATAGGTCAGGCCGTGCATGAGGACGGTGATCGACGTGTTGACGCCAAGCTCTGCCGATGTATTCGGATTGTGAATCGTCAGATGCGTATCATCGACGACCTCGCAGACAATCGCTTGCGGATCGCTCGCGTACGACGTGTCATTGCTGATCGACGACAGGATGCCGACGCGCGTCCCGCTCAGGCCAGAGAAGCCGGTCGGCAACGTCAGCGCCGTATCGGACGGACAGGCGACTGTCCCGCGGTATTGGAGGCTCCATGTGTTGTCTCCGCGCGGCCACCACGTAAAGGAGCCGGAGACAACCTGCGCTTCGGACGGATCGATCGGCGCGAGCCACGCGCGGAACGTCGTCTGCGACACGCGCTTGATCTTCGCCCCACGCCCCTTGCCGAGCGTCAGCGTGTTCGAGTTTCCGTTGTCCATGAACGATTGCCCGTAGCCGAGCCGAATGATCGTGTCCTGCGTCGCGGAGCGCCGGGGCTGCACGTCGAACTCTTCGCCGCGCGGCATGGTGGAGCAGTCGTAATCGCCGCCGTTGGTGTATTCGCCGGCAATGGCTTCGGCCGTGCCGATCACTTTGCGAACGGCGATGTTCTGGTTGTACGGGATCGATTTGAAACTGTGCGCCGCGATCACGGCGTCCGCGTTCAGCGCGCGGTCTGGGGGGATGGCCGCATTGATCGCGGCCTGCGTCTGCGCGAGCAGAGAGCGCGACGTGGAGACATAGCCTGCGACCTCCGTACCAATCTCGACCGCCATTTGCGCCGTGACAAGCGAGCGCGGCGCGCGGCCGGTTTTAACGTCGGCTCCGACTGGGCCATTGACGAGAAATTCGTCGGCCGAGGAGACGAGCGGAAGGTCCGTGGAACGAACAGCGTCGGTCGCCATTTATTTTCCCTCAGATTTTGCGAATTGTCAGATCGTCAGGCCGCGACGAATCCGTGCGCGTTGACGTAGACGGGCTTGGCCGCGCCGCCGGCGGTGAGCGTCACGAATTCCATCAGCGTGTTCACGCTGCCCTTCAGAGGGGGATCGAAGCGGATCGTGCGATGATCCATCGCCGCCGTGCCGATGTAGCCGCGCCACAACACGGTCCCGGCCGCGCCGTCGCGAACAGCGATTTCTGTCGCCGTCGTCAGTCCGGTCGATGAGAGATCGAGCGCGGCGCAATAGTTGCGCAGACCAGCGCCGGCCGCCGCCGCCAGCGTCACGGCCGTCGTCGTGTTGACGATGCCGCCTGACGCGGCGGCGTAGTGCCATTCGCTGCGCGGGACCGCGCCGTCGAACCGCGCCTGCACGCTCGCGGGCATGAACACGCCAGGGCCCGTGCTGCCGTCGTTGACAACGCGCTGATCGAACGACGCGCCGCTGCCGTCGATGATCGGTTTCGTTTCGTAGGTCGCCATTTACCACCCCAATCCGATTGCGCTGACATTCGTTTTCTTCGAGAAATCGAGGGACCGCGCGTCCTGCGCGCCGACGATCACAGTCGTGGTCGCGGACCAGTCGCTCGCATCCGGCGGCGTCGATGCACTGAGCGCGCGCACACGCAGTTCGACGGAATCCGCCAGCGCATATCCGTTGATCAACGTCGCCCCGCTCGGCGCGGCGAAGACGACCGAAGTCCATGCCGGCGCGCCGACAAGGCGGTGATTGATCTCGTATGACGCCGGCGCGAAACCGCTCGTGCTCGCGACGACGGGCGCATAGATCGCGGTGCGCGACGTGCCTCCCGCGCGAAACCCGGTCACGATGGCTCCGAATGATGGAATCCCCGGCGCGCGTGACGTGTCTACGTCTGCGCCGGCGCGGCCGTTCCACGGCGGAACTTCGTCGCTGTCGGCCAGTTGCGAAATCTCGGGCGCATGGGCGACGAGCGTCAGGTGGCGCGTCATGTCCTCGCCGCCCTCGATCCCCTTCACCAGCGCGTCGAATGTTTCGCGGGCGGCAGGGCCGAACAGGGCGAGATCGCCCGGCTGCGGCACGTCGCCGTCGCCCGACAGAACAACGGCCCCGGACTCGCCCTCGACCGTCACGACCTGACGCAACAGCGTTTCGCCAGTCTCGCGACGGAACCGAACCGCGTAAGCCTTGTGCGCCTCCATGGTCACGATTTCATCGAGCACGACAGTGGCGTCGGAAACAGCCGTCACGCGGGCCGACACCATCACGCGATCCAGAACGTCGTGCGAAAGCTGGACGCGATCGCCGCGCGATACTGTCAACCCCTCGAAATCCTGAGAGACGGTCCAGGTGTCGAGCCTATACATCGCCTCGTATTGCCGGCGGCGCGCCTCGCGCCAGACCTGCTCCGGATTGGTTATGCCGGGAAGGTCGATTTCTTCGGTAGCCTCCGGATCGCCGGTGAAGCCGGGCCAAAGAATGATCCGTTCCGCGTCCTGAAACCCGAACTTGCTCGTCTCGTCCTTGAACTTGACCCTGAAAGCATCGGGATAGCGGACAAAGCTGCGCTCGCCGTGAAACCCCCATGAGTTGCGTGGCGAGACATGGCCGACGATCACGTCCTGCGGCCGGTCGATCACGACGGTCCAGCGCTCGCCGTCGTGATGCGGCGAAGCCCGGCCGGCCGCCGCGATATCCGCCAGCACCTCGTACAGAGACGACGGCGTGTCGTGGACGCGATTGTAGGTCAGGCCCTTGGAGGCGCAGAACCCGTGCCAGTCCGCCAGCGCGTCAAGATCGATCGCGCCGTCATCGACCGGATAGGTGAACGGTCTGCCCTGAAGCGCGTAGCGAAACAGGCTCGCCGGGTTGCGCGTCGCCCGTGTGATCCATGTCTGCGTCGGCGCGTCCCAATCCGGGCAGATCAGCGCCACGTCGGCGGACAGATTGTCAAGCGTGCCGTTGAGTTGCCCGGTCGCGCGGACTTGAACCGCGATCATCGCCAGCGGGAAATTCACGTTGATCGGCGCTTCCGGACGATAGGAACGGATCACCGTCCAGAAGGCGCGCGACGTGATCTGCGCCGGCAGATAGCTCTGGTCCCAATCGTCCCAATCCGGCGCGCCGCGCGCCAATTCGATCTCGTAGCGCCCACGGGTAGGCAGCGGAAAGCGGAACGTGCGCGTGAACGGCTTCGTTGTGGCGTGCAGCACCTGGACGCCGCTGATGTCCGTCCAGACCGCGCTCGTCTCCTCGCGGATGCGCAGCGTGAACGGAATGACGAGCGCCTGCCGCACGGATTTCTGCGTGTTGCCAACCTTGGTGTCGACAAAGGCGGCGAGACCGCCGGGGAACTGGATATCGATTGAGAACTCGGTCGAATCCGCAGCGGTGAAGCGCGCGTCCGGCGCGACATTGACCGCGCGCACCCATGACAGTTCGACCGAAACCTGCTCTTCGATCACCTGGCTCGGATAAAGCGTCTGCTGTAGCTCGCCGGCGATCCCCTGCATCACCTGCACGGTGACGTTTGAGTATTTCTCGATCGGCGTCTCGCCGATCCGGATATTCGTGATCTCGACCGGGCCATAACCAACGCAAAACAGCGCCGTCACATACTGGTCATCCACATAGGACCATGTGTAGGGATAAGCGGCGTGCGGCGGCGCGAACCGATGCCTGCCCATCACGACGGGAATAGAGCCATCCGGATTGATCGGGTTGCGCCAGCCCTGAATGGAATAGGTCGGCGACTCCTTCGGATCGTTGCCCTTCTTGCGGACCGGAACGAACGCGTTGACCAGCAGCGTGCCGACCAGCAGGACGCTGCCGGAGATCAGCGCCGATCCGGCCGTGGCCGACATGCCGAGCATCGAGCCGAGCGCCGATCCGGCGAGCGCCGCGCCGTAGAACTGGCCGAGCGCGAGCGCGGCGACAGCGATCGTGATCGTCAGGACCGATCGCAGCAGATTGCTGTTGCCCGGCAGGACGCGCACGACGACGCTCATGCCCGGCCGTGGCCGCACGCGCGCCCAATTCTCGCGCGTGACGACCATATCGCCGATCGTCACGCGTACGAGTTCAGGCGTCGTAAGCGACGGCAGAGAGATCGCCACGATCTCAGCGACCGTCAGGCCGTGCGCCACGGTCAGATCGATCTTGCGCCCGGGATCGATCCACGGCAGCGCGCGGACCGCGACGGGCGCGGCTACGCGAGCCGGTAGACGCCGATCAGCCGTGTCGCCCATTGCCCTGCATCGATCCTCGAGATTTCAGCGTCGCGCCCGTCAGAGACGTGCAACATCCGGCGCGCATCGATCATCACGCCGAGATGCGTGGCGAGCCCGCCAGTGCGGAAAACTGCAACATCGAGCGGCACCGGCCGCTCGACCCTGCGCCAGTCGTCATGCGCGATGGCGCCGGAAATCAGCGCGCCGACCTCGCGCCGCTCGCGCGCCGTGACATAGCCGTCATATTCGGGCAGTTCGCGCCCGAGCCGATTGGCGTAGACGAGGCGCACCAGCCCGTAGCAATCGAGCCCGGTCTCGTCCCTGCCACGCGCGACCCACGGAATGCCGATGTAATCGGCGGACCAGTGCGTCACTTGTGCAGTCCCGGAAACCTCTGCCGCGTCATGCGCTGCGACGGCCAGGGCTCGTTTGCGAAGAGTTCGCGCGAAACGTCCAGCGTCACGCGCTCGGCGTCGTAGCCCGCCTTGACGATATCGAGCCCGTCAAACGTGCGCTCTACATCGTCGGGCCGCGCAGCCGTGACAACCTCTATCTTCACCTGCCCCGGCGTCGATATAGATCGGACCAGCGCCACCATGTCCGAGGCGACGTTTTCCAAAACGATCTGCGACGCCGGCGGCGACCCCTTGCGTTCATCGGGGATGACGACCGAGACCATCACGAATGGATACGTCTCGCCGCGCGACACCGTGCCGTAGGTCAGAGGGTCGTGCGACAAACGTTGCGTCGGATCGCTAGACAGGCGCACTGGCGCATCGAGATCGGGATGCGTGATCGTCACCAGCGCGACAGCAACTTCGTCAGTCCGCTCCGCCTGCATGGCGGAACGCATGGTGAGCGAGATCGCCGGCATGGATCAGGGCATCAACGAAAGCGACATGCCGACCGAAAACATCATCCCGAAAGACGTTTCGGACGGAGCCTCCGCGAACATGACGATGCGATAGGAGACAACCTCAATCGGGGCTCCCGCCTCGGTCAAAATGTCCGCGAGAAGGCAGCTATCGAATTCCTGGTCCCGCATCACGAAGGGAAGCGAGCCGTTCTTCGTCTCCTCCTGATAGAAACGGCGAAACCGCGCCAGGCCCTGCCGATCCACCGTGATCGAACACGTCATTCTGTCCGGGTCCGACGAATAGCGGCGGCGCGCCTTGCCGGGCCCGGCCTCTGTCTTGGTCCGCAGCACGCCGTCGCTATGCGTGTGGTGGAAATCCGTGCGACGGACGTATTGCGGGAGTTCTGCCGGCCAATTGATCATCGCCGCGCGACCGCCTTGCGCGCGCCATAAACGGACATGGCCTCTGCGCCCCGGTCGGACTGGATCGAGCGGGCGACCGCCTTGTCCATGATGACCTCGATCCGCTGGCCGCCCTGCTGATCCGTCTTTTGCTCGACGCGCGTCCCGGCGGGTGCGCCGTAGAGGTGGACGGAGACCGGAGCCGCGACCGCGTTGCTGTTGGCAGGCGCGGCTGTCAGGCGGGACGCCATGCGGATCGCCGCCGCGGTATTGGCCTGCTGCGCCGCGTTGAGGACGATTTCGCCGTCATGCGCAATGATCGGCCGCGCGCCGCCGACCATGCCGCCGGACGCAAAATGCGGCGCGCCGATAAAGGCCGAGAGCGGAACGCGCGAGAAAGTCGAAGCCGCGCCGACAACGCCGCCGATCTCGTGTGAGCCGAAGATCGCGGAGAAAAACCCGCCGAACAAGCCGCCTTGCGCCGAGCCGCTTTCCCCGAACAGCGAGTTCATGAACTTGTCGAGGATGCGGTTCATCAGCTTGTCTTCGATCTTCGTCAGGGCGTCCGCGAAAGCCTCTCCGGCGGATTTTCCTTGACGCAGATCGTTGATGAATGTGCCGAGGCCGTCGCGCGCCGCGCCACGGATCGCGTCCATGTCGCCTATGACATTCCGCTGAACCTTGGCGAGGTCGTCGCCTTTCTGCGCGGCGAGACCGGCTTTTGCAGCATATTCGTTGATCTTCGCCGTCAGTTCTTCCGTGATCGGAACGCCCTGCTGCATGAACAGATTGAGCATTTCCTGACGCCTCGTCGCTTCGGCGATCTGACCGGCCGTCTTTCCGAAAGTGCCGGCCTGAACGTCGAGAAGCGAGTTTTGGCGGTCGATA